GCCGGACTGGCTTACCGCGATGAACGCGGTGGTCGACCAGTACTCGCGGACGTCCGCGCTGTTGGCCGCCGACTTCTACGAGGCGCAGCGGGCCGCGGCTGCGGCGCCGGGGGTGTTCACAGTGCCGGTGGCGGATCCGCCGCCGCCGGAGCAGACGGAGGCGTCGCTGCGGTGGGCGGTGAAGGATCTGTGGCCGCGGGATCCCGAGGACCCGGCGACCACGGACGCGCAGCGTCAGCCGGACGAGGTGCGGCTGGCGGCGGCCGAGGTGAAGGTCGAGCAGGTCGCGCAGAAGCTGGTCGCTGATACGGGCCGCGGCACTGTCCAGGAGGCGGTGCGGCAGGACCGGCAGGCAACGGCGTGGGCGCGTTCGGCGGCTCGCGGGGCGTGCGCGTTCTGCAAGCTGCTGGCCGCGCGCGGCGCGGTGTACAAGCAGGCCACAGCGGATTTCCGGGCGCACGACGGCTGTCACTGCGGCGTGATCCCGGTGTTCAGGGGGCAGCGGTTCGAGCTGTCCGATCATGCGAAGGAGTGGGAGCGGATCTACCGCGAGCACGCGGCGCCCTTCTCCGGTGATCAGCTCAGGCGGTTCCGTCTGGCGCTGGCCGAGCACGACAGCAATCCGCTGCCGGGCTCGCACTGACCAACCCCTTTGGCTGCCCTGGAGGCGGCCTTTCTCAGCCCCTGGAGGGCCGGTTCACCATGCCCGAGAACGAGGAGACCCCCGAGGTCGTCGAAGAGCCGCAGGAGCCCGGTACCGCCCCGGAGGCGGAGGGCGCCGAGGAGGAGCCGTTCGACGCCGAGCGCGCCCGGAAGGCGATCAACAAGAAGAACGCGGAGGCCAAGGCCCTGCGGGAGCGCCTGAAGGAGCTGGAGCCCCTCGCCCGCAAGGCGAAGGAGCTGGAGGACGCACAGAAGTCGGAGCAGGAGCGGCTCGCCGAGCAGCTCACGCAGGCCGAGCAGCGCGCCCAGCAGTTCCGGCAGCGCGCGGTGCGCGCGGAGGTGCGGGCCCTGGCGGCGGCCGAGTTCGCCGACCCGGACGACGCGCACGCCTTTCTCGACCTGGACGGCTTCGTCGGCGACGACGGCGAGATCGACAGCGACGGCATCCGCGAGAGCCTCGCGGATCTGCTGCAGCGCAAGCCGCACCTGGCCAAGCAGGCCGACAACTCCCCGCGCCGACCGGTCCCGGACCGCACGCAGGGCTCCTCGGGCAACGGCAACAGATCAACCTCCGACCCCGGCGTCATCTTCGCCGGGCTCATGGATCAGGCCCTGAAGGGCCGCTGAGAGGAAGCCCTCCATGGCACACACCAATCCGATCAAGCTGAGCGACGTCGACGCGACGTTCCTCCCCCCGACCCTGACCGGCCCGATCTTCGAGAAGTCCGTCGAGCAGTCGGCGGTCATGTCCCTGGCCCGCCGGGTGCCGCTGTCGATGTCCGCGACCACCGCCGTGCCGGTGCCGCTGGACGTGCCGACCGCGGACTGGGTCGAGCAGGCTGGCCGCAAGCCGCTGGGCACCGGCGGTGTCGACATCAAGACCATGAGCGGCAAGAAGATCGCCGTGCTGATCCCGGTGGCGATGGAGGTCGTGCAGTCCAACGCGGCCGGGCTGTGGACGCAGCTGCAGAACGACCTGCCGACCGCGTTCTCGCGTGCCTTCGACCGGGCCGCGATCCACGGCAAGACCATGAAGGGCGCCACCGGGCCCTTCCCGGACTACCTGACCCAGACCACCAAGTCGGTCTCCCTGGGCACGACCACGCAGGGGAACGGCGGCATCTGGGGCGACTTCGTCGCGGGCATGGGCGAGATCGTCGACGACGACTGGGACTACACCGGCACGGTCGCCGATCACCGGCTGAAGGCCCGCCTGCTCGGGGCGACCGACACGACCGGCCGCCCGATCCTCGTCGACACCACCCAGCCGGGCACCGGTGCCGCGCTGGCGGGCACGCTGGTGGGCGAGCCGATCGCCTACTCCCGCAGCGTGTCCGGGAAGTTGCGCCGCCAGTCGGGCACCGTCGACTCGGGTCTCCGTGCGATCGGCGGCGACTGGTCGCAGACCGCCTACGGCGTGGGCATGGACATCACCGTGCGGATCTCCCGCGAGGCGACGTACATCGACGAGGACGGCGGCGTCCACAGCGCGTTCCAGGAGAACCTGGTGCTTCTCCTCGCGGAGGCGTTCTACGGGTTCGTGCTGGGCGACGCCGAGGCGTTCGTGAAGTTCACCGGCACCCCGTCGGGCACCTGATGAGGTCGGCTGTCCCGGCTTCCGCGCCGGGCGGGGCAGCCAGGCCGCTGTCCATTGTGGCCCGGGTCCACCTGATGCCGCCGGAGCACAACGCGGGCGCCGAGCACATGCTCGTGTCGATGCTGCGGCCGCTGGTGGAGCGCGGACACCACGTGCAGGTGTGGCTGTCCCGGTACGGGAAGGCCGTCGAGCCCTACGAGTACCGGGGCATCCAGGTGGTGCCCCTGGCGGCCCGCCTGGACTTCCCCACGGCGGTCCGCAAGGCCGACGTGCTGGTCTCGCACCTGGAGTGTGTGCCGCACGCGTCGGCGCTGGCCCGCGGTTACGGCATCCCGCTGGTGGTGGTCTGCCACAACACGCACCGGCCGACGTTCCGGGATGTGGCGTCGGGCGGGACCGCGCTGGCGGTGTACAACTCCCGCTGGATGCAGCGGGAGGCGGAGCTGTTCTTCGCCGAGTACCCGAAGTCCGTCCGCCCGGAAGCCGAACTGATCGTGCGGCCGCCGGTGTTCGCCGACGAGTACGCCACGAAGCCCGGCAAGTCGATCACGCTGGTCAACTGCAACCCGGACAAGGGCGGCCGAGTCCTCGAGGCCTTGGCCCGCCGCATGCCCGAGCAGCAGTTCCTCGCGGTGCGCGGCGCCTACGGCGAGCAGATCCTCCCGGACCTGCCGAACGTCGAGGTCGTCGAGCACGTCGACGGCTCTGACATGCGGGAGAAGGTGTACGGCCGCACGCGGGTGCTGCTGATGCCGTCCTCGTATGAGTCGTGGGGCCGGGCCGGCGTGGAGGCGCTCGCCTCCGGCATCCCGGTCGTCGCGCACCCGACGCCGGGCCTGTGCGAGTCGCTCGGCGAGGCCGGCGTGTTCGTGGACCGCAACGACCTCGACGGCTACGAGGCGGTGCAGCGCAAGCTGATGCAGCCCGCAGAGTACCGGCTGGCGTCGAAGCGGGCCCGGGCGCGCAGCGCCGAGCTGGACCCGGCCGCCGACCTGGCGGCCTGGTGTGACGCGGTGGAGGCCCTGCGCAGGTAGGAGGCACATCATGGCGTTCGCGGCGCCGACGGTCGAGGATCTGGCCCTGTACCTGGACCTGTCGGAGATCAACGGCAACCGGGCGGACCTGCTGATCAGGCAGGCGATCTCCCTGTGCCAAACGGTGGTCACGCCGCTGCCCGAGGGGGCCACCGCGGTGGTCCTGTCGGTGGCGGGCCGGGCCTACGTCAACCCGCAGGCCGTCAGCTACGAAACGATCGGCCCCATGTCGGTGCAGCGCCCGCAGGGTTCGGGCGGCCTGTATCTGACGAAGTCGGACCGGACGGCGCTGAAATCGTTGGCCGGCCGCGGTGGCGCGTTCACCGTGGACCCGACACCGGCCACGGCGGATCCGTCGCCGACATACCCGGTCGACGACGGCTTCGGGCCGCCGCTGGAGTACGAGCCGGGCTGGGGGTGGGTGTAGGTGCCCGCGCCGTACCCGTTCGGGGAGACGGTGCGGATCCTGCGCACCGGCCCGTCGCCGGGCCGGGACGCTCGCGGGCATCCGCTGCCCGGCATGGATGAGTCGTTCGACGTGCCCGGCTGTGTGGTCACACCGCGCGAGTCGTCGCCGCAGGTGGGCGGTCCCGAGCAGCAGGCCCGCGACACGGTCGTCGTCGGCTGGACCGTGTACGCGCCCGCCGGGACGGACGTGCGCACCACCGACCGAGTGCAGATCCGGGGCATGGACTGCGACGTCACGGGCGAGCCCGGTAACTGGGGCCGCTCCCCGTTCACCGGCACCGGCGGCCCGGTCCAGTTCGCCGCCGACAGGGTGACCGGCTGACCGAAGGAGGTGGCCGTGCCAGCCCGTTTCAAGATGAAGCGCAAGGGCGTCGGCGAACTGCTGCGCATGCCGTCCCTGGAGGCGGAGATGCTGCGCCGGGCGGACCTCATCGCGGACGTGGCCAGGGCCATCTCGCCGGTCTACACCGGCGGTCCGCACCCGGGGCAGTACAAGTCGTCGTGGGAGACGGGCTCCACGCGACGCGGGGGCCGGAGACGGGACCGTGCGGTCGCCACCGTCCGCAACACGTCCTACTACGCCCGCTGGGTGGAGTACGGCACGGAGCGCGTCCCCGCCCACCACGTGCTGCTGCGGGCGGCCCGGATCGGGGGCGGGAACCAGTGACCGTGCTCATCGACGTCGAGCTGGAGCTCATCACCCGCGCTACCC